CCACCGCGGCAGGCTGATGGTCTGCGTGCTGTAGCCGGGCCATTCGCTGATCGCGCGGCAGTCTGCGATGGTGTCCAGGTTCTGCCGCCGCAGCACGATGGCATGATCCATGGCGTCGTTGTCCAGCTCGTAGACGCCGACCGCGAACGGATAGGTCTTCTCGACTGCGATGAACACAAATCGCCGCGCGAAGGTGCCGGCCTGGTAGTGATCGGCCTGTACGTGATACCGCCAGTGCGCCACCGACCTGGCAAAGCCGGCAGGGCTGGCATCCGTGGTGGTTTTGAGATCCACCAGAGTGTCATTCGTCATCCAGTCCGGGCGGCACTTGCAGCGCAGGCCGCTGATCGCGTCATCCCACCAGAAGGACTGCTCAGCCTTGCCGGTCTTGAGCAGGGCCGCGGCGTCGCGATGACTGCGCACGCTGGCGCTCATGGCCATGGCCTGCTCCATGTCGGCGGCTGATACCGGCTCGATACCGGCGGCCTCCATCTCAGCAGCGGCAGCCTTGCCTTCCTTGGTGCGGCGATCGGGCGCAATGCCGTAGCGCGCGCTCAACTCGTCAGGCTCAAGCACCGCGCAATGGACAAGGCTGCCAAGGCGCATGGCTGCAGTAGGCGGCACCACCGGGCGGTTCGGATCAATGAACCGCTTCCAGTAGTGATAGGGGCTGGCGGCTACTGCGTGCAGGTGGCTGGCACTGATCGCCGGGTCGGCGTGGTAGTCGGCGTTGCTGGTCATGCGTTGGCCTCCCATTCGCCGCACCAATCAGCGTCCCAAGTGCTTGGCCACAAAGCGATAAGCTCTTTATCGGGAGGGACTGGAGAGTGCGGACGTGGCGCATATCTACGGCAGAAATGCTCGCTGTCTTTTTCAGTCCCACTCCAATAATTGCAATTCATGCAACATTGATCCTGTCGAGAAGTTTTGATCATGCGTTACCTCGCGCCTGGCGGTGGAGGAACGTCTGCGGGCCGTAGCACTGCTGCAGCTCCGGGAATGCCAGCAGCAGGCGCTGGCGGTTGCTGGGATCGGCAGCAATGCCGGCTTCAGCAAGGCGCCGCATGAAGCCACCGCCGTATGCGATGGCAGCCTGCAGCGTCCAGTAGGAATCAGAGGATGTCATTTGCGGATGTAGGACTGCGTGCCGGAATGAGTGGTAGTCGGAACGTCGGCGGCCTGAATGCCAATGAATGCAGCAGTGGCCGCGGCGATAAGGAAGCAGATGGCGTTGCTCATGCCAGCACCTTGCGGACGGCGTAACGGCTGCAGCGCAGCCGATCAGCAATACACCGCTGGCTCATGCCTTGCTTGTACCAGCGGCGGATGCGCTGCTCACGGCTCTCAGAGAGCCAGAGGATGACGGCTACCACCAGCAGCAGAGGCAGCAGCAGCCAGAAGATTGGTTCCATGGTTGGGGTCGCAATGAAGGCGGGACTCTCGCCCCGTGCAACCATCATACACCTTGCTCATCCCCTGTCAACCGTGCAGCATCCTCAACGCTGCGCGCGACGCCAGCAATGCCGCCTGCTGCCTGCACGGCCTCCAGCCATTGCCGCTGCTCCGGTCGCAATCGGCCGGTGGCGCTCTTCACCTCGATGCTGGTGAACACCGCCACTTGATGCCCCACCATGTCTGGTGTGATCGTGCGAGTGGTCCACCCGATCAGGTCTGCGCTGCCAACCGCCAGGCCGAACTGCACCGGGCGGCCATGCTGGTCCCGCAGCGTGCCGGTGTTGTTGCGGTACAGGCGCACCGGGCCGCGGCTAAGGGCAAGGCGGATGTGCTGCTGGATCTGTTGCTCGGTCACTCACAGCCCATGCCTCTTAGCCAGTCTGGCCTGATACACCCGCTCAGCCCAGCCGCGTTTATAGCCGCGTTGCTGCGCTAGTTGGCGCAGATCCTCCAGTGATTGCGCGGTGCCTTGCTGGCGCTTGCGTTGGCGGGCGGCCATCTCTACCAGTTGCCCATCCACCTGCTCCAGCTCGCGCACCTCAGCGGCAAACGCATGCCCGCACTCGCCGCACACCCGCGCCTGGCTGGCCATTGCGGCGTAGCACTTGGGGCAGACCTTCACCGATGGCGCCTTCTCGCGGTCTTGTTTCTTCAGTCCCTCCAGCGTCCACTCGCGCGGCTCCAGGTGGTGGCCCAGCCGCAGGCAGTTGCCTACATGGTCAAGCACCACAGCCACCTTGCTGCCGGATGGCCGCAGGCACCGGCCGATCATCTGCAGGTGGAGCCCCACGCTGGCCGTGGGTCGCAGCATGATGCAGCCCCCGACGCTCGGCACGTCCACGCCTTCGCCAATCAGCGCGCAGCTGGTGAGCACCTTGATGCGGCCACTGCCAAGGTCGCTCAGCAGTTGGCGGCGCGTGGTGGCATCCATGCTGCCGTCGATGCTGGCGGCCGGGATACCAGCCTGCAGGAACAATGCAGCCACCGCCTCAGCATGAGCGACGCTGCAGCAGAACGCGATGGCGGTCTGACCGCTCAGGTGCTGGCGGTAGTGGCTAACGCAGTCGCCGTGGATTGCCCGCACCTGCTGCTCGGCATCCCGCTGGTCGAAGTCACCCATCCGCTTGCGCATCCCGGCAGCGCTGAAGCCCGGCGGTGCCAGCACCCGCGCAGCCGCCAGGTAGCCGTTGTCGGTCAGCCACTGCGCGCTAGGGCCTTCAACCATGGCCTGGTAATGCTCGCCGAGGCCGCGGCCATCACCGCGGATCGGTGTTGCTGTCACCCCCAGCAGCTTGGCGGTGTTGAAGTGCTCCACCACTGCTGCAGTTGTGCCAGCCGTGGTGTGGTGGGCCTCGTCCACCACGATCAGCTGGAACATGTCCCGCGGCAGCAGGTGCAGCCGCCGCGCCACAGTTTGCACGCTGGCCACCTGCACCGCATGGCTCAAGTCCATGGCGCGGTTGGCGGCGATGATGCCGTGGTGCATCGGCAGGCTGCGGCTGGCCTGGTCCAGCAGCTCCGCGCGATGCACAAGGATCAGCACGCGATTGCCTTTGCGGCTGGCGGCATCGGCGATGTAGGCAAAGCACACGGTCTTGCCACCGCCAGTGGGCAGCACCGCCAGCACGCTGCGCTTGCCCAGCTGGTACTGCAAGCGGATGTCAGTCACCAGCTGCTGCTGGTAGGGGCGGAGGGTCATAGATCGAGCTCCGTTTGATCAGCATTGACCTCAACGCTCCCGGCCATCTCCAGGTTGCGCACCGCCTGCCGGTAGTAGCTGGGCTTCAGCTCGATGCCGATGCCACGGCGGCCGGCCTGCACTGCCCCGTAGACCTCGCTGCCGACACCCATGAATGGGGTCAGGACGGTCTCGCCTTGGTTGCTCCACATCACGACCGCTCGGTCAATCACATCCAGCTGCAGCGGGTGCACGTGCTTCTCGTCTTCGCCGTCCTTGGCGCCGCGGAACTGCAGCACGTTGTCAATCCGCACGTCATCCCAAACGCTGGAGGCATACTGCCGCCAGATCCACTGGCTGAACTGATTCTTTTTCTGATCACCCTTCATGCCGCGAAAGCCCATGAGGTCATGCGGCACCGTGCGCTCACCGCTGTAGTGCATCAGTCCGACCTCATGGGTTACGGGCACCGGGTTCTCGCCCTTGCGGCGGAACATCAGCAGGTAGTCAGCGTTAGCGATGCTGTTGCGAGTTGAGTCTTCGCAGAGCGTCTTGTGATGGAGGCTCTTCATCATGGTGCGATTGCGCACCATTAGCGGCTCCTTCCAGATCACCCGACGACCGCCATAGGCAAACCCTCGGGCCTCATGCTCTCGGATGATCCGGCCAGGTAGATCAAACATGGCATCGCAGCCGGCGTTGCTCAGCGGAATGTCCATGCAATGCACCGCCGAAATCCTGCCGGGCATCATCACCCTTTGGATTTCATCCAGGCAATAGCCGTAGTGCGTGAAAAACTCATCGTAGTTCAGGCAGTTGGACATGTCCCGATCATCGCTGCTGTACTGATACAGCCCAGCAAACGGCGGGGAGTAGACGGTGAGATGCACCGACGCATCGGGCAGTCCTTGCATGACCTCAATGCAGTCGCCGTTGTAGATGGCGTAGTTGTCTGTGATGAGCTGATCCTTTACAGCCATTGCGGAAGCCTCGGTGTAGTGGTGTAGAGATTGGTGCGCTTGATCGTGGTGGCATTGTTCATCTGCGCCACCAGTTCCTCAAACATGGCGGACGCTCGATCAGCCTTGCTGCGCATGTTGGTGAGCACCCTGGCCTCGCCTTGAGTGGCGATCACGTCAAGGTGAACGGTGCCCTGCTGGCCGAACCGCCAGCAGCGGCGAACCGATTGGTAGTGCTGCTCGTAGCTATGGCTGGCAAATGTCACCACATGGGCGCAGTGCTGCCAGTTCAGGCCCCAAGCGCCAATCTTCGGCTTGATCACCAGCACCCGCTGACGACCATCACCAAAGGCCTCATACAGCTCTACTTTTCGGTCGTCTGGCGTGCGGCCAGCAACTTGCGCAGCGCCTGGGATGAGCTGCTCCAGTAAGTCGCCTTCGGCGTTGGTATGACACCAGATCACGGCAGGGCGGTCGTGGTCTACCAGTTGTGCCGCAAACTCGCATCGCTCTTGAATGGTGCGTTTCCGTTCCTCGCGTTCTTCCGCCAAGCCAAAGGCCGGCATCGAAAAAAGCATCCCCTCTGGCGGGGTGGCCGGTGCAATGATGTGATCGCGCTCGACCAGCGGCGGCAGGATAAAGCCATCGTTGGCAAAGCCCAGGTCAGACGGCATCCGGCAGGCCCTAGCCCAGCTGGCCACCCAGCGCCAGAAGTGTTCGCGGGCGTGATGCTTGAGGCGCCACTGGCCGATAGTCTGCGACACCCTGAACGCCAGCTTTTTGTAGTAGTTAGCGTTGGCGTTGATCATCGCTTCGGCTGACTCTTGCAGGCGCTCTTCGCGTTTCTGGCCCTTGTCATCCAGCTGTGCAAAGAACCGGCGCAGCATGTCGCTGTAGCTCAGTTCACCCAGCGCTTCAGATGAATTGCCCAGCTCGGTGTAATCATTCGGCGCAGCTGTTGCCGTGCACAGCAGCCGGTACGGCATCTTGGCCATGAAGCGAGTGATCGCCTTTCTGGTGGAGCCGCTAAACGATTTCAGGATGCTCGATTCGTCGCAGACAACCGCACCGAAATCAGCAGGATCAAACAGGTGAAGCCTGTCGTAGTTGGTGATCACAATCCGTCCCGGCACGCTGCCATCGCTGGAGCGGTGGCACTCGATGCCGAACTTCTCACCCTCGCGGATGGTTTGCGCAGCGACCGCCAGTGGGGTCAGGATCAGCACCGGGCGACCGGTGTGACGGGCCACGTTCTCAGCCCACGTGAGCTGCATGGCGGTCTTGCCTAAGCCGCAATCAGCGAAGATCGCGGCACGGCCCTTGCGCACGGCCCACTGCACGAGGGCCTGCTGGAAGTCAAAGAGCTGCGGCGGCATGAACACTGGCTCGAAGCCATGATCAGCGCCGGTGTGTTGCTTTTGTTCTAGAAATGCCTGGTAATCGCTCATGCCACGGCATGCAATGTGGTCTTGGTCATTTGGGTTGAGGGCTGGTAGATCGCTATGCGGAACTAAACGCAGAAATGCGTGACCACCTAAACAGCGATCTTTTAGCTAAGAGTTGATGTAGTCCTTCATTGAATGAAGCATGGCCACCATGGCGCGGCGATACCTTTGCCGGAATGCCAACCATTTGGCGTGCTGCGATGGACTGAACTCATGCAGCTTTGTGCCATCCTTGCGTATGCCAAGATGCGCGATTGCGTGATTGCGGAAGCCGTGGTACATCA